CTTGAGCAGCTCCTCGATCTCCTCCCGCAAGGCGGCGGCCGCCTTCGCGACCTCCTCCAGGCGGGAACGGTTGCCCGCCGATAGGGCCCGGCCCTCCTTCGCCCGGTGGCCAGCAAGCGACCCCGAGCGCTGGACGAACGCCTGCACGTCGGCAAGCACGTGCTCAGCGTGGTCCAGATAGGTCCAGCCCCGCGTGTTCTCCCACGGCGGCTCCCGGTCGAACTGCTTGTAATGTGCTGCCAGATGGCGCCGCACGCCCGGCATGTCCCCTTCCGGGATATCGGCCCCCATCATCCGGCCAGCGGCGCCGACGCACCCACGCCACACGACCGCGCCGTCCTCCGGCCGGTGGTGCGGCAGCTTCATGTCCTCGAACCGCTCCGGCGGCATCGCCGCCGCCCAGGCGTAGTGCTTGGCGATCCGGCGCTTCTCCGCCGCCGACAGCTCCTCCCACGGCTGGTCCGTGAAGTCGCTCAGCTTGGGGCGGCTCCAGGCGCTATCCTCCGGCGCCATCTCGGTCGCATGGACGCCTACCGCCACCTTGCCGGCCTTGATGTCAACCGTCATCGTGTCAACGCCGGCGCCGACCATCACGGGCGATACCTCCCACACCTTCATCCGCTTCAGGAAGCGCACCGGGCGGCCCTCGTGCTCGCCCTCCGCCCTCTCCAGAATCTTGAAGCCGTAGCTCCATTCCTGCAGCTCGGCCAGATGTTTGATCGTCGTGAAGTGCTCGCGGCCCGACTCCGTGTCCAGGAAGAACTGACCGTCGAAGATCGCCTTGTCGCCCTCCTCGTGGATGGAGCCCCGGCCGACTGGCAACTTGTCCCAGCCGTGGCCCCAGGCCGCCAGCTTGACGCTCTGCTCGCCGAACGCGCCGGGGATCGTGACATCCCCGTCCTCGTCGATCACGTTGAGCGTCGCGAAGACGGCCGTCACGAGCCCCTGGTCGCCCTCCTGTTTGAACTCCAGCCCCGTGGACCTGTAGACCTTCTTATCCACTCGATCTCCTCCTCACGTCGTCACCGGCACCAGCGTCAGCGTCCCGTGCGGGTGTTCCACATTCGTCGCCGCCTCACCGCCCGAGATCGACGTGATCGCCCCGTTGCGCGCCGCGCAGGCCGGGTCCTCCCCGCCGTCGATCATCTGCACCCGCGAGAAGCCGTTAGCCCGGTAGGCCGCTGCCGTCCCCATGTTTGTCGCCCACATCGCCTCCGTCATCACCACGGCCAGCGGCCTACCGGCGTAGTAGGATTCGACGCGCTGGCGCAGGCCGGGGAATTCGTCGTCGGGCACGCCGTCGACCACCTGGCCGAGGCTGTAGCCGCGCCGCTGTCCCTCCTCGAACGCCTCCGAGAGGGCGGCCCGCGTGCCGTCGCTGATGCGCCGACCGCGGTGTGCGGCCTCTCCCAGGACAGCCGCCGTCACAGCGCTGTCCTCCTCGAACCCCGCCTCCAGGCCGAACGCCTCCGCCGCCAGCCCCCAGCCGCCGGCGATCCCCGCCAGCCACACGGGCCGCAGCGCGCCCGCCAGCAGCTCGTCCTCTTCGTCCGGTATCAGCGTCCGCGCCCCTACCACCGCCTCCTTGCGGCCCGCCCCGTTCCCGCTGCGCAGCATCACCGCCGCCGCCAGCCGCTCCAGCGCCCGCTCGGCCTGCGCCCGGAAGAACGCCGTCACACCGGCCTCGAACCGCTCTACGATCCGCTGCCTCGCCTCGGCCATGCGCTGCGCGAAGGCGTTAGCCGGATCGCTCGCCTTGAAGCCCTTCGGCATCGACGGCGCCGCGCTGCCATCGCGCGTCGGGACGATGGTGAACGGCCGCAGATAAACGTCGTCGTCCGGCCCTACCGGCAGCCCCACCGCACGCTTCGCCTCCGCTACCTTGCCCCAGCCGCCGCGGACCGCCCGGTCTACCCGCTCGTACACCTTGTCCATGTCGGGTTGGAGCGCCCGCACGTTCGTCAGATCGAAGGCCACACTCCGGTTCTCGTTGTCGTCGAAGTCCGGTAGCGCCTGGATCGTCAGCTCGGCAGCGACGATCCGCTGGATCGGCACGATCCCCTGCTCGATGGCGAACTCCACCAGCTTCTCCACGTTGTCGAATGTCGCGCGATCAAGACCGGCACCGAGGCCAGCCACGATGGCCGGCACGCCCAGCACTGCGCTCACGCGTTCCTCCGGCACCCGCCGCAGGCCGCGCAGCTCCATCTGCTCCGGCGAGAACGCCAGCACCTGCACCTTCGTCGGTGCCGTCATTACCATCGGCTCGCCGCGCTTGTCGCCGCCGAACTTCTGCATCGCTATCTGCTTGATCTCTTCGGCGTTCTCCGGGCTCACCCGCGCCCCCGGCGCCGAACTCTCCGGCGAGATCACCAGGCCCGGCACGCCCAGGTTCCGCATCAGGCTGGCCGTGAAGTTGGCCGCCTCATCGTCGGTGAAGATCTCGCGCAGCACGGAATACAGCGGTGACAGGCCCTTCCTAGTGTTCTCAGGGTCGAGGCCCCAGCGGAAGTGAACAACGTCCTGCGGGTCGTACTTGACGGGCTCCAGCATCGGCCCGGGTCGGTATTCGTAGTGTGAGATGAACACAGAGCCGTCGTCGGGCCACTTCGGCTCCATCGTCCAGGACGGCGCCCACCAGTACTCCACGACCTTGCCGAGCCGGTTTCGCACCTTCAGCCAGTAGGCGTTACCGCTGGTCGTGCGGTCGACGAGCGTCGCGTACCACAGCAGCGGACCGGGATAGTAGGGGTTCGGCCGTTCGACCAGACGCGGGAAGGGATGGCGCGGCACACGGACCTGCTGCCCGTCTTCCCCCTCATTGAGCACCGTGACCGGCGCCTCTGGGAAGGTGCGCGCGATCCAGTTGACGCAGGCGACGACGATGCTGTTGCCGGTGCCGTCGCCCACCTCCTTGCCGTAGTCGAAGCGGGTGCGCGGCAGCAGAAACTGCCAGAAGGGGCCTGCCCGCCCCGACCAGCGCATCGCAGCCTTGATCCGCGCCCCGACGGCCCTGAACGGCGCGCCTAGCACCTTGCGAATCAAAACGCGCTCCAGACCACCGGCTGACTCGCCCCCGCCGCGATCGCGTCCGTCCGCGCCTCCCACGACAGGTCAGCCGCCATCGCCCCGTCGATCTTGTACGGTGAGTCGGGTCGTTCCTTGCAGATCACGTAGAGCCGTTCTCCCTCGCCGTCTCGCAGGTTCGTCAGTCGGCGGCAGGCGTTCCCGATGTGCCGCGCCAGGTCCTCATTCCCGTCATGCGTGAGCTCGCCGGACTGGATCGCCGTAGAGAAATTCTGGAGCGATGCCGCCATCTGGCCCAGCCGGTTCGTTTTCCACTCCATCACCCGGTCACCCCAGCGGGCGTGCCAGGACGCCAGCCAGCCCTCCCACCAGTAGGGGTCCGCGTATATCCGCCAGACCTCCCACCGCTCGAACGCTGCTGCGACAACGGCGTCCACCTCGCGCTCCGGCACCGCCCAATCGGTCGCGCTCAGGGGCCGCTCCCACAGGCCGAGCAGCCACTGGTAGCCTGTCTCGACATGGGTGGCGACCAGTGCCGTCGCGTCCTCATAGCGCGCCCCGTCGAAGCCCAGCGTGATCAGCTCGCCATCGGCGATAACCACGCCCGGTCGCGCCAGTTCCCTCCAGCGCTCAAGGTCGAACGCCTTGTCGGATGCCCGCACCAGCCGGTTCGTCCAGACGCGCTCCCAGTAGGCGCGGTCCATCGTGGGGTCGAGGCCCAGATCGACGATGGCGGCTATGTCCGACCATTCGGCCGCCGGCCCCGACGCTTCGAGCACCGCCTCGCGCATCCCCTCTTTCGTGGTCATGTCGTGGCCGTCGCCGGCCTGCCGGTGGAAGAAGAACAGCCTCGAATCCGTCAGCTTGCCCGACGCCACCGCACGGGCGTAGTCCATCGTCGCCTCCGCCACGGAGCCCTCGCCCGGCGACGGCGCCGTCGTCACCTCCAGGCTCCAGGCGTCCGCCAGCTTTCGCTTCGGGATGTTCGCCATCATCGTCCGGTGCGCTTCCCTCAGCCGTGGCAGGACGAAGCGGTGCGTCTCATCGAAGACCTGGAAGGTCGTGCGGGCGCCGTCGCGCGCGTCCGGCGCCGTCGCCAGCGGCACCGCCTTCCCGTCGCCGCTGCGGCGCATGATGCGCTGCAGCCCGACGTCAAAGTCGCTCGCCAGCGGACCTTCCCCGATCACGACAAGCAGAGTCCCATAGGCCAACTCCTCGCTTTGCTCTTCCGTGTAGGCCACCATCGGAATATACGGGTCGTTCACACCGCCGCCGACGGGCTGCGTCGGATCGCCACGCGCCCCCCAGCCGACGCAGCGGACGGGCGCATCGGGGTGCAGTTCGCAGGCCGCTATCCATGCTGCCTTCTCCGTCTTGGCCGTCCCCTTCCGCAGAGAGATGCCCACCCGCTTGAACCGCCGCCGACCAGCGTTGGGGTCATCGCGCGGATACACTTCGTAGATACGATAGATCAGCGCCCGCGTCTCATCGTCTAGCCGCGCTGGCTCGCCTCGGATGTCACCTGGCCCGTGAATCAGATAGCACTCGACGAACTCGCAGACCTGCGGCCCCAGCGTCGGCCAGGGCTCCTCTTCGAGAGGAGGCACGCAAAGGATCGTCACTTCACGGCCCTCAGCCGCGCCCGCGGGTCGCCGTTCACTGCTGGCGTCGCGTCAGATGGGGTGCCCCGCCCGCCTGCCACCGGCTCGTCCTCGATCTCCCACTGCAGCCGTCGCCTGTCGATGGGCGTCAGCCCGAACGCTAGGCGGTGCTGCCTGATCTCCGCCGCCAGCGCCGTCGTAGGCCTGAACCAGAAACGGTTTACCAGCTCCGCCAGGATATAGAGCTGATGCAGGTCTGCCTTCAGGAACTCCGCCGCCATTGGGCTGTGCCAGACATCGCTCCACCAGCGCCGCGTCATCGGGTGCATCATCCACTGACGATGCAGCGGCGGCGCACGCCGGCCGCCCCCCTCGGCTGTCAGCTTCGCCCGCGTCGAAACGCGGTTCCGCCGCTGCCTGAGGCTCAACGGTTTGGGTGTACGGCCCTTCATCGGCTCCTCCAGAGTCGTACGGCCCCACATTCGTACACGGAAAAATCAGCTTGCTGTGCGGTAGGCCATGTTCGATACATTAGAGATTTTCCGAGGGCCCATCCCCCCGTCGCGCGTCACCGTCTTGCGGCTGTGGCACGGCTTGCAGAGTCCCTGTAGGTTCGCGGGCTCGTCGCTCCCGCCCTGGCTGCGGGGGATGATGTGGTCCGCCTCCTTAGATGGGGCCTGCCCGCACGCCTTGCAGATCGGATCGCGCC